GAACCTTCAAGAAGCGCGGGACGCCATGGGGATGCCATGGGCTACGCGCAAGGAAATCTCACAAGCCATCCCGCCGGCCTTCTCGCGATACCTGGGCGAGCAGGTGGCGAAATTCTGTAAAGCGAACAGCTAATTATCCCCACCCCAGAGTCATATAACCCGCCCCGCCCTTGTCCACCCTCTCCTCCATCCTCCGCGACTACCAATCTCTCGCCGATCCGGCCTGGCGCATTGCGAACCTTCACACCATCCGCGACGCCGACGGGCATCTTGTAAAGTACACCCCCTACCAAGGCCAGCGCCTCTACTACAACAGCAAGCACCTTTGCAACCACATCCTCAAAGCCCGCAAGCTCGGATTCTCCACGCATCTCGAAATGGAAATGGCGGACTATCTTATGTTCCACCCCAACCGCGTCGGAGGCATCATCGACTACACCCTCCCGGACGCGAAGAAAAAGCTCCGCATGGTATCCACCACCCTCTCCCACATGGACAACGGCGACATCCACCCGGAGACATGGAGGCTAGGCGCGCTTTTGAAAAAAGCCATCCCGCACACTTCCACCACGGAAGTCGTCACCCTGGCCAATGGCTCCACGCTCACATGCGGCACATCCCACCGGGGAGACTCCCCGAACAAGCTCCACATTTCCGAACTCGGCAAGACCGCCCTCTGGGCACCCATCAAAGCCCGCGAAATCATCGAGGGCGCGCTCAACTCCCTAACCCCCGGCAACATGGCCGACATCGAGACCACCCACGAAGGCGGGAAGATCGGCGACAACTACCGGCTCATGGACATCGCCATGCGGCACAACCCCGCGCAGCTCGCCCCCACGGATTTCAAATTCCACTTCTACCCGTGGTATATCGACACCCGCTATGCCATCGAACCAACGCGCCCCATCCGCCCGGAAATCATCGCCTACTTCGCCGCCCTCTCCAAGGCCACCGGCTTCACCTTCACGCCGGCGCAAATGTTCTGGTATGATTCGAAAGAGACCGTCCAAGGCCACGGCATGAAAAAGGAATTTCCCTCCACCCCCGGCGAGGCCTTCGAGGCCATGGTGGAAAATGCCATCTACGGCCAGCAGATGGCGGATCTCCGCGCGGGCGGGCGCATCCTCGACTTTTCCCCCGAGGCCGCGCCGCCCCTGTTCACTTTCTGGGACATCGGCATTTCCGACTTCGCCGCCATATGGCTCATCCAGCCCATCGGCAGGCACCACCTTGTCCTCGATTGGTACGAGGCCGAGGGGAAATCCGCCGCCGCGCACGCCGACCAGATGCGCCTATGGGAGGCGAAATACCGCCGCCCCATCGCCACCCACTTCCTCCCCCACGACGCCGAGAACCGCACCCCCGGCAGCGGCATGACCTACCGCCAGTATCTCACCCAGGCGGGAATCCCCAACACCCGAGTCGTCCCGCGCACGCCGGACGTTTGGCTCGGCATCGGCCATGTGCGCGACGCACTCCCGCATTGCTTCTTTCACAAGACCCATTGCGACACCCCCCGCCACCACAACGGCACCGAATTCCCCAGCGGCGTCGCGTGCCTCTCCGCCTACTCCCGCGACGTATCCCCCCGCCTTCTCCGTGAAATGCCCAAGCACGACCACTTTTCCCACTCCGCCGACGCCTTCCGCACCTTCGCCGAAGCCCTCCGCCTCGGCATGATCGAACGCGCGGGCGACACCTCCCGCACCAAACCCCAGGCACTAGGCCGACCCACTTCCAAAAGACGATGATCCAGATCCTCCACATCCCCGGCATCCAGTATGAAGGAGAAACCCGTGAACAAGCGGAGCAGCGCGACCGCCGCACCGCCAAGGCCAACCGCCGACTCAAAGAGGAATGGGAGGAATTACAACGGCAACGCGCCGCCCCAATGAAATCAATGCAGGAATGGGCGAAAAAGCGCGGAATCAATCGGCTCTACCTACCATGAAAACACCAACCACATCCGCCTGCTTTTGGGTGATAATGCACGAAACCCCCGGCGAGCATGACCGCAGCCGCACGGCAGTAGGGCCATTCAAAAGCTACCACAAAGCGGAGGAGTGGATACGCGCAGACGCACACAGCACATTCCTCGCCAGCGATAACGCCCTGCAAGGCGATCCCCAACAGTGGGGAGAAACCATGACCATCGTGGAGGAACGCCGCACCGTGAAACCCATCCCGAAAGTCACCGTTTCCATCACTCTTAAAATTTCACCGAAGACGTAGCCCATGCCCCCCTACCTCTCCGCGCTCGAACTCTGGCGGAATCTCACGCCCTTCCCTTGGCTCGACCTGATCGACACTTGCGCGCAGGCGGGAATCCTTGTCTGCACGCCGGACGTATTCCTCGCCGCCATGCCGGATTGCCGGGAAGAGGCAGGACAGACCCTTTCCCCGCTTCAATACCCCGAGGAGGCGGATTGCTGGCACGTTTGGCTCGCCGCCGGGAAACCGGATGCCATGCGAACCCTCGCCCGCCTTGCCCCGTATCCGCTCCCATGGATCACTTGGCACCGCCGGGGGAGGCTCGTCTCCCTGAAATGGGAAACCGTAATCCGTCACACCAATGGCCAGCAAACCGAAAATGCCAGCAATGCCCGCGCCCCCTCCGCCGCCGGTCTCCTCGACGGGCGTGGAACGTCAGGCCGCCGAGGATGAGACACGCCGCCGCTCCAAAGCGCGCTATTCCTTCGAGGACACCGTCCTCTCCCCCAACACCGGCCTCAAGCGCACCCTCGGCTAGTCCCCTATGTCCGACCTCGCCGACACCGTTGCCCGCCAGATCGCCGCCCTCGATGCGGAGCGCCTTCCATGGGAGGCGCTTTGGCAGGAACTCGCCGAGGTAGTCCACCCGCGCCGCAACACGATCCAGCAGGGAAACAGGGACACCACGCCCGACCGCTCTTCCATCGCCTGGAGCTTCGACGGCACCGCGATGCGGGCAAACGCCACCCTCGCATCCGGCCAATCCGCCCGCATCACCCCCATGGGAGCGCGTTGGTTTGTCCTCCGCCCGCCCGCCGAGCTGCAGGAATCCGCCGCCGCCCAGGAATACTACGCCAAGGCCACCGAGATCCTCGTCGCCAAGCTCGGCGCTTCCAACTTCTACAACCGCGCCCATGAATGCTACCTCGACCGGGGAGCCTTCGGAATCTCCGCGCTGGAAACCACTTCCGGGAAAAATGGCCGCGGACTCCATTTCCGCTGTCACCCCTGCGGCAGCTACTCCATTTCCCAGAACAACCTGGACGAGGTCGATGTCATCGCCACCTCCACCAGCTACACGCCGGCGCAAATGGCCGGAGCCTTTGGCGAGGAGAACCTCCCGCCCGCCGTCCGCGCCCTCTTTGACGAACCGGCCAAGCGCTTCACCGCCAAGCAGACCGTCCAGCGCCTCATCGTCCCCCGCGCCGACCGGGATCCGCGCAAGCAGGACGCGAAGAACAAGCCCATCGCCTCCTTCCACATCCACAAGGAATCCAACACCATCCTCCTCGAAAGCGGCTTTGATGAAATCCCCATCGCCGTTTCCCGCTGGAGCATGTGGGGAGACTCCGCCTACGGATGGGCGCCGTCCTATCACGCCCTCCCCGAGGCCGCGCAACTGAATTTCCTCGAGCAGATGCTCGACACCCTCGCCGAAACCGCCGCCTTCCCCCGCGTCCTCTACCCCGCCGGATTCAAGGAGGAAATCGATTTCTCCGCCCTCGGCCTCACCTGCTACGACCCCAGCCTTGGAGGAGAGCCAAAAGAATGGCTCACGAATGGCCGCTATGACATCGGCAAGGATCGCTCCGCCGAGAAACGCCGCGCCATCGAGGCCGCCTTCCATGTGGAGCTTTTCAACGCGATCTCCCACCTCGACCCATCCGCCACCGCCACGCAGATCTCCGCGATCGTCAGCGAGTCCCGCGAGCTTTTCCACCCGATTTATTCCAACATGGTGCGGGAATTCCTCACCCCCGTCCTCCGCCGTTCTTTCGCCCTGCTTGTCCGTTCCGGGGAAATCCCGCCCCCGCCGCAGGAAGTCCTGATGCGCGACGATCTCGGCGCATACCTCGCCGACCCCGAGGTCGATTACGTCTCCGCCATGGCGCTCGCCATGGAGCAGTCCCACCTCGCAGGCCTTGGCGACATCCTCGCCATCACCGCCCCGCTCGCCCAGCTCGATCCCACCTTCCT